AGGGTCGTTTTAGGAGCCAATGTTGTAGCTGGCTCAAGGGTTGTTACAGGTTTAAGCGTTGTGCCGGGAGCCTGAGTTGTTGCAGGTGCAAGAGTAGTAGCTGGTTCAAGCGTTGTTTCAGGAGCAAGCGTCGTCTTGGGCGCTAACGTGGTCTCAGGAGCAAGAGTAGTAACAGGTCTAAGTGTTGTCTTAGGTGCAAGAGTAGTGGCTGGAGCCTGCGTTGTTGCAGGCGCAAGCGTTGTTTTAGGCGCAAGTGTAGTAGCCGGATACGTGTCAGGCTTTAATGGGTCAAAATTAGGATCGTCTAGTGGATCAGGCCAAGTAGTTGGATCATCAATAGTAAAAGGCTTAGTTGTTACCAAAGGAGCTCGAGTTGTAGCAGGAGCCTGTGTTGTAGCTGGGGCTTTAGTAGTCGCAGGATATGTAGATGGTTTTAATGGATCAAACCCGGGAACATCTATTGGATCGGGCCAAGTAGTTGGATCATCAATAGTAAAAGGCTTAGCCGTTGTTACAGGCGCTGCCGTAGTAGCTGGAGCCGCCGTAGTAGCTGGAGCCAGTGTTGTTACGGGTGGAGCAGTAGTTGCTGGAGCCTGTGTTGTTGTAGGCTTTGTTGGTAAAACACCGGGCGGTAGTCCGGGAGGCTCAAACCCTATAATCCTGTAATAGTCTCTTAAAGTAACAGGACTTCCATTTTCGTCTGTGTAATAGACTTCATCTAGTGTATTTTGCCAATTCTGAACTACTTCAGTTGTATCTGTGTAATCTCCGGGTTGCACAACATATTGTGTTGTTACAGGCGCAAGCGTAGTAGCAGGAGCGCGAGTTGTAACAGGCGCAAGGGTTGTAGCAGGAGAAGTCTTTAAATCATCTATTGTGATTAGCCCAGAGTCACGTAACCGCTTTAAAGTTACATCTTCATCCACATTCAAACCGGGCGTGTAAGTACCCAACGAAACGGCAGTGCCTAACACTCGAGCAATAGAGCTACCAGCAGCAGTCAGTACTTTTTCTAATGCAGTAAGTTTTGTAGCATAGGCAGGGTCATTTGCCGCAGCTTGTACAAGACGAAGTAGTGGAGAGTTAGTTGCCGCAGTTGCGCCAGCCGCAGGAGCAGCCACAGCCGCCAAGCCCGCAACATCATAGCTATTAAGAATTGTTTGTGCTTGTGCAGCATAGTCAGTAGCGGCTGAAGTTCCTGCAAACAACGTATTGATTTCGTTTAGACGTACTTGGTTACCATTAGCATCAACACCGACTACAGGATTATTGACATCATCAACAGCAGCAATTGTTACGGTTGGCGCAAGAGTTGTAGATACGGTACTAGAGCTATTGGAGTAATTTTGAATAAAATTACCAAACGATGCGGTAGCGTTTGCAATACCAGCTAGATCGCCAGTAGCTTCAAATCTATTGATAGCGTTGATGTAGTTACTAGCCGCTGCCGCTAACTTTAAATCACTGCTTTTTGTCAGATCACCTGCTGCATTCAATATGCCTGTAGTGTCTTTATTGGCAAGGGCATTACCAAAATTTAAAATATTTACGCCTGTACGTAACTCAGTTGGTAGTGTTGCACCGGCAAATTTAACGCCAGAATTAATTAATCCTAGTACATCTTTATTATTAGCAGCATTTACAACTGATGCAATATCTTTAGCAGACCCAATAGTGCTTGCGTTTTGTGCAAGCCAACTGTTGTTGTAAAGGTTTAGTGCCTCATCAAATTTACCAGCGTTTGCTAACGCATCGATCTCAGCCATAGTACTTCCGGCTAAACCAGAAGCGGCAGACAAGCCACTAAGTGCGGCTCTCATATAATCGCCGTCTTTTAAAGCTTTGGCGGCGTTGAATGCTTGAATATACGGCGCAGCCGCTGGGTAGGCTAATGACACAAAAGCCATAGCCAAAGGCATTACTGTGTCTCTAAATTGTACCCATTCACTTTGAGTTCCAGATGTGGTTGGGATAACCAGCCCAGTACTTGTAGTCTGCAACGTATAGTTAGTCTGGTGGTTGCCAACCGTCGTACCTTGCAGGTTTACTGTTTGACCTGTTTTGGTATTGTAAAATTCTTGTTGTGGAACTCTTGTTACGTTTCCATTTGCGTCGTAATTATCAACGTAGACAGTGCGTTCTTTAAGATCACTAAGGCTAGTAACTCCTTGCCCGATAAGCTTTTGGGTAAGATCCCAAATCATGGCTTCTTTTGAACCAAGACCGCCTTCACTTGTTTGCGCTGCCCCACCAGTATATAAACCGGACATTCCATTTATATTGGAAATGCTATTGACTTGATCAAATAGTGTTTTAGATGCGCCGGTAGCTGTAGTCCAAGCTGGGCCAGCAGACTGAAAAGTTCCATCAGCATTTTTAACCAAACCCCACATCTGCAAGCGCCAAGGCTCCCACCCTTGAAGTTCTTCTTGACGCACTGATCCGTACCCGGGAAGATCTAAAGCATCAACGGTTTTACGCCCATATACTGTTGTAACAGGAGCTAATGTTACATATGTAGTTGCGGGAGCTACTGTAGTTGTGGGAGCTACTGTGGTTACTATGCGGGCTGTAGTTGTGGGGGCTACTGTAGTTACTATTTGAGATGTTGTAGGCGCAGGAGTAGTCGCAGGGCCAAACACCCCTGTACCCATCACAAAATCCATCGTTGTGTCGTCTAAATTGTAATAAGCTTTGACTTGCGCAGGTGTTAGTCCAGAAGCAGCAATTAGCGCTGCTGTTGCGCCATAGTTACCACTAGCCCATGCTTGAGTAATTGCATCATAAGGGTTAGCCGTTGTTGCAGGCGCTGCTGTAGTCACTACACCAACCGTAGTTATGGGCGCAAAAGTTGTTGTGGGAGCAACTGTAGTCACTACACCAACCGTAGTTATGGGAACCGTTGTTGTAGGCGCTGCTGTAGTTATGGGAACCGTTGTTGTAGGCGCTGGAGTTGTTGTAGGAGCTAATGTAACTACTGGAACCGTTGTTGTAGGAGCCGATGTAGTTACAGGAGTAAACGTTGTTGTAGGAGCCGATGTAGTTACAGGAGTAAACGTTGTTGTAGGAGCCGACGTTACTACTGGAGCGCTAGCAGTGTTTAATGAGGATGCAAGATTGGTAAGGTAATTCCAATCGGTATCCCCTTGAGTTCCATAAATTGAATTAGCGGCGGCTCTAATTTGCGCATCATTAAACCCAGCATTTAATTGACTGTTGTATAAATTAGCCAGATCAGTCTCAGTCATCCCTGCAACACTAGCGGGAAGCACTGGAAGAGACGCAATTCCTCCACTCGCTGGGCCAGTATCTTCGTATGTTGTGCTATAAGAACCTTTGACTGCCATTATCCGACTTTCCAATTTGTGCCGTCAGAGTATACGGGCACTGCTACTGCGCCTCCGCCCGCTACTGTTGCCCCAAATGTGGGAGCAGTTGCATCTGTTACAAAAGACCTTGCGCCCTTGCCTGACGTAGCCGCACTTGGCAGTGTTGCTACTGTGTAGTTAATTAACGGAGGCATTACCCCGGAAGCGGTTAACTGCGTGTTTAACGCATCAACCCTATTGAAATACAGACGCAATGCGTTAAGCATCTGGTCAAAATACTGCCGATCATATTCAGTTGGAGGCAGTGGCACATTAGGCGCAACAACTTTGTTTAACTCAAACGTGGACGTAATAATAAAGCTCATCGTCTGCCATCCGGTCTGATGTCAATACGAGTAGAACCCAACTGCCATGTTGTGCCAAGGTTAGACGAAGCAACCTTCAAGATAAGCTGGCGACCACGAACCCGTGTATTGATCTGGCCAGTGAAGCCTTCAGTCACTGTGTATTGAGCGCCGGTCAGTTTGTCTACGTTAGCCGTGGATGGTGTTCCTGTGCCAGAGCCTGAGTTCTGCATTGGGTATAGCGTGTAAACAACTTCAGGCGTAGGAGAAGCATCTGATCCTGAGAATGTAAGGTCAGGCAACATCCTCCAGACAAATCCAAATCTATCGCCATCATCAATATCAAACTCGGCAGATGATATATAAGCCTCAATACCTGCGGGCGTACCAGTCTCGTTATTGTCTAAGCCGTATTCTTGATTGACCAAGTTATAGCTGTACGTAGCCGCCACAGGGTAGTCCCTTAGACCAGAATCCAGCCATGCTGTTCGTGCCATCGTGCCGTAATACCAGACCTTCTCAAGATAGTTGTACACCACATAGCGGTCAATAGTGAAGCTACCAGTGGAACAATAGAACCACCAGACTTCATTGAAACCTTCATTTGTACTGGCAAAAACCTGTTGGTTCTGGTTAAGATTAATATCCTGATAGATGTAACGGCGTAGGTCACAGCTTAATGTCTGCAAACGTCCATCGTAGAGATAGAACTTATCAACACCCATCCAGTACACCACACCAGAAGCTTGGGCGGCTGCGTTCTGACCAAGAATAGAAATGTTGTCACCCATTAACTGGCTAGACCAAATGACTGGCGGGCCAATGTATTGGAGAGAATAGATGGCAGAGTCAGTCCACACCAAAATCTCTTGACGGGTTTGGATGGCGGTTACGATACTTGAGCCGTGAGACAGAGTAACGCTACCGGCCTGATTAGTTGCCGCTGGTGTCCAGTTAACCAAAGACTCTTGATCCGACCAGCGAATAAGCATAGGGTTTTGTACTGTAGAACCATAGTCATTACAGCCAAAAGCAAATACAAAGCGACTTACATCAGATACATAGATGAAGTTCTGGATAATTGGAACGTCAGAAGCCCCTGACAGACTGGTAATGTTTACACCATTAGGCATGATGTAGTGATCTCCAGACTGAGTTCCAGTTGTGTTAATGGCCGCGCCACCTACCGTTAAAGCAAGGTTAAAGGTGTTACCGCTAGAGTTAATGACGTAGTACGTTGTGCCGGGCAACAAGCCTGTAGGCAACGCAGACGGATAACCACTGTTTGTGAGAACAACTGGAGAGCCATTAGGTAAACTAAAAGCGGCAGTAACTACCGCAGGAGAAGCAATTGTGATCTTAGCCAAGGATGGGTCTACGCCATAACCAGCATCCCAATAATAGATTGGGCCACCCCGATAGCCATACACCAAGTCTTCACCAAAGTTGTTCTGGCTCCATAAACGCAAAGCAGAGGTAGATGTACCACCAAAGCCCCAAGTTCCTGCGCCCCATGTACCAGCACCCCAGCCGGATAGAGGAATCTCGTAAGGATTACCTACGTTGATCTGATAGATAGCATTAACAGTCGTACCACCGCCAGCCGCCACAGTAGACGTTGCCGCCGTAGAAGCTACGATAGTGTAGGTGTTGGCATCCACATAGGTAATAGAATACTCGCCGTTTAAACTTAACCCACCTACAGGCGCTGCGTTACTAAAGGTAACAAAGTCGTTGGTAATTGCGCCGTGGGCGGTATCTGTAACGGTAACTGTAGTGCTTAAGTTAGTTGTAGCAAACGGATTGCTAAGAATAGCCGCCGACCTAATAGGCGTGATGTCGTTGTACTGACCACCTAACTCTAGGTAAAATTTTAAGTTAGTACCAACTCCGATTAAGTTTAAGTTCTCAAGGGTAATCCAGTTCCAAAGCGACCGGCACAGACCTTGGAATGTAGACACAGAGATACGTGCCCAGCCACCAATCTTTTCAGGTGTGCCTTGGCGAAACCGTACCTTGTCGGATTCATACCAGCCATTCTCGTTGGTATAACGGGTGTTCTCCCGGTTAACTCCCGGCTTCAGTACAAGTTTCTTAAGTGCCATCGCTTAATCCAACAAAGCGCACTCAGCCGTGCGGCGTTTAAACAGACCCGGCAGTACCTTACCGCCACCTTTAGTCCAGAGCATCAGTTGTTCTTTTGCCCCTTCCCAATCATTGGCATTGATTTTCCTCTTTAACGTGGATGTTTGCAAGCGTCCAGTGCCTA